TAGCTTTGCGGCCTTTCGGCAAAGCCGTTTTTTTATTGATTTACGCATTAAAATGTGCGTATGATAGAATTTATAGCCTACGAAGTCAATGCCGCGAGAATCGACCGGAAATATCTGATAATTGCTCTTTAATTGTAGGCTCAGGTTATTCGTCATATAATCGTTGATGTCAACCAGTAGACCGTGTAAATATGGCTTATCGGGTGCCAATATCACCATATCATCAGCATATCGGTAGTAATAGGTAACTTTCCTATCCTCTTTCATCCAGTGATCAAAATAAGTTAGGTACAAATTAGCAAGAAACTGAGAAAGATAATTGCCAATTGGGACACCCGGCGCTGAATCAATTATTTCATCAAGTAATTTCAAAAGTCGGACATCCTTTATTTTCTTTCGAATAATGATCTTTAGAATTTCATGATCGATCGACGGGTAAAACTTCCTTACGTCCATTTTCAGACAAAACTGTGTATTTTCAACGTCCTTTAAATCCCGTTTAATCGCTTTTAAAACGGCATGTATTCCACGTCCTTTGATGCAACTGTATGTCTGCCGTATGAAAACACTGGTCCATATTGGCTCCATAACATTCATGATAGCGTGATGTACTACTCTGTCTCGAAATGGTAATCGGTATATTTCCCTTTCTTTAGGGTCGTAAATAGTGAATACGCTATATTCCGAAGTCCTATAAGTACCGTTTACCAATTCATCCTGTAGTTGTCTCATGTTATTTTCCAAATCCTTTTCAAATAGCTTCACACCGTATGTATGCGCTTTGCCCTTTCTGGCTTTCTCGTAAGCGAGAACCATATTATCCTCGCTGCATATCTGTTCGTATAAATTACCGTGTCTTTTCATCGCTTTGCTTTTCATATAGGAACTTTCGGTAACCCTACCAGCACCTTTTGATTTTGTTGTTTTTTGCCAAGCGGCAAGGTTTATGTTTTTGTAATATCTTTAGCATAGCTGCGACCTGTTCCCTGCATTCGCATTCGAGTAGTTGTAATTCGTATCGTTGAACACAAAAACGCCCGAGGACAGCCCACAAAAACATACAACCTTTACTTTTTACTTTTGTAAAATTCCCCCGTAAATTTCAGGAAATTTACGTCCTGCGTCCGTAGCTGTTTTGTCTTCTAAAAGGCAAAGCCGCGACCCGCACCCCGCATTCGCATGCGAGCAGCAGTAACTCGTATCGCAGAACACAAAAACGCCCGAGGACATACGAAACCAAGGAAGCCACTTTTCTTGATTTGGATTAGTCCAGTCGGCCTTTTTGCCTTCGTTATAAGCCTCGGCAAGTACTATTCCTCTATATTGCTCTTGGAAGTATTCCCGTAAATCTTCAGGCGCATCGGCGAAAGCCGGAACACTCGGCCTTTTCGTTTCAATAAGTGCGTCTTCGAATGTGTTGATTCTCTCAGTAACATCTAGTTTTTTTACTTCTTTTTCCATGTGTTTGAAATTTTGTGCCTTTTGGCGTTTTTTTATTATTAATTTTCTGCTAAAATTTTATAGTATGGCGCAAACTGCTTTGCTGCATATGCTGCATGTTCTGGATTTGAAAACCAAAGCCGCGACCCGTACCCCGCATACGCAGTCGAGTAGCGGTAAGTCGTATCGTCGAACACAAAAACGCCCGAGGACGTATTGAACCATGCATAAAATTTCTTTTGATTTACATCAAAAATATCAGCAACCCAATCGCCATTTAATGCTTTTGTTATTTCAACTAACTTTCGGCGTACAATTTCGGATTCTGTTAGTCCTGCTGATCGTAAAGCAGTTTCATTCATTGGCTCTTTACCATTTTCAATGCAGGCATCTTCGTATGTTTTCACTCGGTCCATGACACTTTCAGAAAAAAAAGTTTTTCCAAAAGTTTCTTCTAGCGACGGTCGAAATTCCGGCATAGTTTTATATAACTTTCGGGCGGTCGTTTTCGACATTTTTACTGATTCTAATGTTTCCATATTGCTTTTATTAATTAATTAATTATTATTTTTCGTTCCACACTCCCTTTGGAAGTTTACATAACCATTGTCCAACAGGCTCAACAAGATCATAAATATGCTTAGCCTCAAAGTCTTTACTAAATAAGTTCTTGTAAGCGGTAAATGTTATTTTAAAATCATCTCTTTTCAAGAGATAATTGTCAAGAACTAAAAGCATGCAAGAAAAGCCCATCACCTTTTTAAATTCCTCCTCTTCTATTTCCTTTTTATGAAATTCATTTGCCTTTTGGCGAAAGGCTTTTCTTTGAAGTTGCTTAACCGACTACATCGTAAACGTATAAATCCATTATTGGAGTCTCAGAAATAGCGGCTGTTTCATAGTCAGCCATTGACCCTTTCATACCTTTCGTAAGTCCTTCCAATGCCTCTTTAATGTCATCAGCTTGTACAAGCATGGTAACAGGTGTTTTTTTCTCGACTCCTTTTTCCTCATCGAGGGTAACAAACATTACTTTGGCCTTATACCATTTATCCCCATTTTCATTAAAGAAAATCTCATTGATTTTTTTGCGCTGAACGCGTTCCACATTGAACTCACCAGAAATGAAAGGTCTCATTTCTTCTATAATTCTGTTTTCCGCTTCCGCGTGACTTAGAGCATCAACCAGGTAGTGCTCTTTTACCTTTACAATTTTGCCCTCTTCGGCTGTTTTTTCGTAACCAATTACGGTTTCAAACCAATTATGCATAATTTTTGTGTGTTGTGATTTTCCGTATCGTACGGACAACGTACGCGTTGTCCGTACTTTAGAAAATCTGATTATTATTAAGCTTTCGTTGCTGATAAAGGCAACTGTTTATATCCAAATTCATCCTTTTTAAAAACTTTAACCGATACGCTAGTCATTTCTTTATAAAGCGATCGTTTTACGGCATCAGCTGCCAATTTTAAAAGAGGCACATTATAATCTTCAGCTGAACTTACGAATATCCAAAGGTTTTCAGCTGAATATGTTCCGCCTCTCGATTTTCCGAGTAAATTTTCAATGATGGATGTCATCATCTTAGAATCCTCGCTTTCGTCTGATTTTTCAGTCAGCCATTGCTTTGCATACTCCACACCAGCATGAATGCCGTCATCATACTTGAATGTATCATTATAATCAATAATGAACTTAAACTTATTGTCCTTTGATTTGAATGTAAACGACTTTTGTCTTTCAGCAGCTTTTCCCAAATCGGTTTTCATTTTCATAAGTGGTTCAAGCTTGTGAATACATTTCTGTTTGAAATTTACGATAGCTGAGGATAAGACCTCAACCTCCTCCATCATTTCGATCACTGCATCATTTTCCAGCTCGGTTAATGCTGCCCGGTCAGCTGCCCGCTGTTCTGTTTCCTTTTTTTCTTTTTCAAGGAGTTGAGCATGTAGCTCTTTAATTTGAGCAGGTGTTAAGTCCTGAATGGTTACTGTTTTTTCCATTTTTCATTTAAAATTTAATTCATAACTGCTAATTTATTAATCATTTCGTCCGTCATTTCACTCACTTTACTTATATCTTTCTGCTTTTTGCTGAAAGCATAATACAGCGAGTTCAATTTCTCTTTAGGTATGGTGTTGAAGCGAATATCTACGTTATAACCTTCCGGCACATCAGCTGCTCGACAAGCAATGGCTTTCACTTCTATGGCGGTAGTAGCACATCCCATAGCTTTACGCCAACCATATATTGAAGCCATTAACCGTTTACGAAGCTTATCCAACTCATCTGCTCCGGGAGTGAATTGTTTTTCAATAGCATCGCATAGCGCGATAAGTTCTGTAATACTAAGTTCTGTTGAACTTTCCACCCCAAATCCTGATAATAATGCTTCTTTAGCTTCATTGCTGATTTTATATTTACTCAGCAATGTGTGGAATCGCTTGATAAGACTTTTTTGTGTAATTTCCATTGTTTTCATTTCCGTGTATGTTTAATTGTTTTTTACTCTCCCCAATATTTCAATGCTTTTTCGGGCCATATATCGTATGTCTCTTTTTCCCCTTTGTATCTTCCATGGCTGAAAGCCCTGTAACCTTCTATCCATATTTTAAGGCTTGCATCAAATTTTACCGACTTGGCACTTCTACCAGCGGGACTTTTTCCGTCCGAGTGACTTATAAATATTATCAGTTTGTCTGGGAAAAGGCTTTTAAACTCGATATAATCCTTGTAACTCATCATCATATATTGAAATGAGTCAATCACCACTATACGGCGCGATTTCTTCATTTTTAATCTAGTCACCAGGTCACTTATCGGTTCATCCACAAAATGCACCCTATTGTTGCCAACATCGCTCATATTGAAGTTTAAGAGACTTTTTTTGAGCGTATGTCTGGTTCCTTCTTCGCGACTGTTCAATAGCACCTTGTCAAAATTGGCTAATTCTTTGATTAATTGAATTACGAAACTTGTCTTACCGTTCCCGCTGTTTCCCCAGATGAACCAAACTCCCGTCATTTCCGGCTTGTCGAATGCATCAAACCATTTACCAGTAAAATCAAAGAGCTTGTATTTTTTGTCAAGTATATTTTGTACGGTGAGTGCTCGTTTCAGTGCCATTTTTAATATTTATTTTTTACGACGCTATTCTAATTCTCCAAAATGGGGGGGGGTAAATAATCCGTCGCAAATACAATATTGAAATCCGATTAATTCGTTAAGCCATTTTTGCTCAATATCTGTAACTGTTTTTGCGCGCTTCGTTACCTGTCTGCTCCGCCCATTTACATCATTCCCTTTTTTCTTAAGATTGTAGTGTATTTTATACAACCTACGTTTTTGCTGTTTTGTGATCATGGTGTTATCTCATTTTATTCAACTCTATTTTCACGCGTGTAAGACTTCCGTTTACCTTTGCAATCATTTCAGGCACATTTACAGCTTCCATGTTAGCTTTTGCAACCATCGCAATTTGAGTTTTTACAAATTCGTCATAAGCTTCAGCTCCATCAGGGGTGACCTTTTGGTATTTGCTTCCATATCTGCGAAAAATTTCAGCAAAACCAACTTTACTGAGGTCTTTACCTCGTTTAATTTTCTCTTTCAATCCGTCGGCTCCCATCATATACCAACCGCATGCTCCCTCAGTTGCATTCCAAAGTGCTTTCAGTTCCAGGAATGCCGGATAATCTAAGTCTCCAGCTTCATCAAGTATAATAATGGGGTTGGGAATGGAGCGCAGATAAAACACCAAATCCGCATACACATCGCTGTACTTTCCTGTGTTTCCCAATCCCAGTTCTTTGGATATTTGGCGTATAAGTTTTTGTTTCGACTTAACTTGTGAACAGTCGATATATACCGCATACTTATTTTCTTTAACGTAGCAGCGAGCGGTGTGCGTCTTTCCTAAATCGGCAACGTCACAAAGCAAGCCGCTTAAACCGCTTTTCTGACAAGCTGCAAGTTGAGCATGTATAAATTTGTACGCAGGAGTTTTTGCAGTGATCCATTGTTGTTCATCTCTCAACTGAACATCGAGGCGGCGAGCAATTCTAAACCATTTTGCATCTGTAAGTAGTCCTTCAATTTCTCCATTAAACAGGCGGCTAAGTATTGAAGAACTAATATCAAGTGATACAGCCATCTTGGCATTGGTATCAAATCCTGCACGAGCCAATTTCATGGCTTCTAATATTTTAATTTTGATTTCTGTGTTCATTTTATTGGTGTTTTAATTGCTTTTTTATATCGTTTAAAGACTGTTTAATCCAAATTCAGCTGCGTCATCTTCATAGCTTTGCGTATAATCAATTATCCGCTCATTTACTTGTTCAGATGTGACTATTTCTGGTTCTATAATATCATATTGATCTATATTTTCAATCAGTTGCACTTTAGATAATTTTTCACGCCCTTTTTTTATCATGCTATCAAACTGAGTGATATATTTCGACTGATCCGTCAGTGCTTTTGTATCATCTTCCGTCCATTCGGCATGCGAAGAATTATATGTAATAATACGTTTTGCATCACACATATATTCATTATTTTGATACAAATAAACTTCATCTATTTGCTCTTTTCCTTCCGAATTTACAGGCATGTAATAAGCTTGAACCGTATAATTATTTGGTTGGAAGCGAGACAGGATTTCAGGGCTTGGAAGCATGTAGTCGGAATACTGTACTTGACAGTACATATTACGTTGGATGCTTGTTGTAGTGCAATCGCCAATATATCGAACTAAAAGAGGGCGGTTTATTTTTGCCAGATTTGGATTTAGATTTTCCTCCATAACCTGCATACGTGTTTTTCCGTTATATTTTTTCTGATCCCGGTGAAGTCCATTGTTGTACCTTGAAATACTTTGAATATCATCAGCCACCAATTGCTCATAGCTGTATGTCTTTTCCTTCACAATGTATTTGTTGTTCTCATCGTCATAGATACGTTCGCCGCCCGTTTGGTTGGCCTCATCTTTCAGGTACCAACGGCCAATACCATCCTGATAGCGTTTTTCGTAACCGTATTTTTTCTGTCGGTTGAGTTGTTCGGCATGTTTTTCCTGTGAGTTGCTTGGCGCACACCAATGAACGAAAGGAAATACAACGCCGGCCTTCATTAAATCATCTTTAAAGTTGCTTACAAGGTGATGTTCTACCTCCATTTCCAATGGCATACCCCAACCACGTGAATCAATAAACCTGAACATCTCTCGTATACAACCGATAAATAATCCTATATCTTTTTTTAGTGAATATGAAGCTCCGATTAAGCATCCGCTTGCCACATCGTAAGCATAATAAGCTTTCACGCGGTCACCGCTATGTAATTTGCGAGGGAGGTCGCGGTCATCAAGCGAAATTTTACTGAGAGAGAAGTTAGGAGCATGTCTGTGCATATGTGGTCGAACGGTTGATAAAAATCGGTGTCCTCCGGAACGGATGCTGTCAACTATTGCTCT